CGGATGAGCCCGTGCAAAGCGCCATGACCGCGGAGCCCATCACCTGCGCGCTGGGGAGCACCGTGGGCCACGTAGCGTCGGTACAGGTAGAGGCGAACGCATTGGCCCTGTGAGCCGTCGAACTCGCCAAAATCGTCTTCGAGGGCGGCAACTGACCCATAGGTGGCCTCGCAGTCGGCCCACGCGGCTTGTAGCCACTTGCCCAGGTCCTGGGCATTGGCGCCGGACGTGAAGTAAATCTGCGAGCTCTTCGACCAGCGCCGCTTGACGTGTTCTCCATAGGCCACGAACCAAGGCCCTAGGCGCGCAAGCCAAACGAGATTGGGGCCCATGATGCACCGAGCCTTGCCAGGCTTGACGGCGCGGTAGCGGAGTTTGGCGACCTGCTCGCCTTTCGGGAACAAGTCGTAGCTCTGCTTGACGCGTTCGACATCCTGGTTGACTCGTGCACAGGCATCCTCGATGGCCGCGGCGCGCGCAGGCGGGAACCGCTTGATCCAAGCGCGGCGCGCCATGGAGTGGATGAAGATAGGTCGCTCCCCCACGCGGGAGTCGCGCTGACGCATGTGTGCGTACACCCTGTCCCAGGCCACAGCGCACGGCGTTGGCCGGCCGTGTGCGTCGCGCAAGTCGGCCGTGTCCTTGAACATGCGCTGCTCGAGGGCATTGACCATATTGTGGACGCACGACGCGTAGACGAGGGGCAGTGAGTTGCGAACTCCAGTCAGGAGGAGCTTGCTCGGCGTGCGCCGCTGGCAGATTTCGTCTTGGTAAGAGATTATGGCCCATGGGTCGCGATCGGGTCTGGGGGGTAGAATTCCAGGGCAGTAGTCGCTGAGCCTAGGGCAGGCGTCCGGCGGGATCGAGTAGCTGCACCACCCAGGGCATGGCCAGGTTCCAGGTCGCGTGGACGAGGCCGGACCATCGAGCAGGGACGTGAACGATAGCCATGTGGAAGATGATACCCATCGCAGAACCAGTGTAACCACGTTGGAAGCCTGATCCAATCTTCCATACCGCTTCGAGGCATCCAGTGCCCAGTCCGACCCACAGTCTAGCGGCGGGTCGGGGGATGATGGCAGACAGCGCGGCGACGCTGGCAGCTTGGCAAGCGTCTTCCACGTACGCGGCCACCACGGATGGGTTAATCCAGCCCACAGCGAGGAGCGGTACTGCCCAAGCGTTGCGCGCGATGGCGTAGGCGTAAACGAGCCAGCCGGCAGTGCCAAGGCCGCCGTAACCCAAAGAGCGCCAATCGCTAACGAGGCGCTGGGCCGCATCGCTACCCAGCACAAGAGCGACATAGCGCTGGGCCAGGCGGAGAGGGGAGGCGGCGTTGTCAGGGAAGCGGCGAGCGACGGCGAGAAACGTAGTGATTGAGCCGACCATCGGGGCTGCCAGCAGGAATCCGAAAGCCGCACCGACACCGGAAATGGTCGGGTTAGGCCCGACCAGTTCCACGCCAGCGGCGGCCGCGCGGTCGCGGACAGCGTCGGCGACCGAGCCC